TTTAAGACCCAAAGGAATAATAACTTATTACAACCCAGATTTAAAACATATAACAGAAAATAATTCTAAAAATATAGATGGTAAGTTAACACTTACTAAAGTAAATGTCAATCCTCCTATTAAAATTATGAAACATAAATATTTCAATAGAAAAGATTATTATTGTATTAAAATTATTGTTGATTAAACGAGTTTTTTCCATATTTATAATAAAATTAAAATTATGGCTGTAATCCCTATTTATCCTGGTTCATCATCATTTTTTCCTGGAGATACACCTTTTGGATTTTATGATAACCAAATTGACTTTCAAGTAGATGCTGATAAAGTAGTAACATATGTTTCTAGAAGATTAGGTTATCCTATAATGGATGTTGAATTACAAGATTTAAATTTTTATGCAGCATTTGAAGATGCCGTAACTACCTATGGTAATGAATTATATGCTTATAAAGTAAGAGAAAATTATCTATCAATTGAAGGATCCCCAACAGCTTCAAATTTAAACCATGAATTAATAACTCCTAATTTTGCTAGTGTAGTACGCTATACAGAGCAATATGGGGAAGAAGCAGGTACAGGTGGAACTACAACTTGGTATACAGGATCAGTTCCAGTTACAGCGGGACAACAAGATTATGATTTAAAAACATGGGCATCAGAATCTTTAGGATTAGATAATAAAGATTTTATTGAGGTAAAAAGAATATTTTATGAAGCAACTCCCGCAATTGTTAAATTTTTCGATCCTTATGCAGGTACAGGTACAGGAATGGTAAATATGATGGATACTTTTGGGTGGGGAAATTATTCACCAGCGATTAATTTTGTAATGATGCCTCTTAGTTTTGATATGCAAAAAATTCAAGCTATAGAAATGAGTGATCAAGTTCGTAGATCACAATATTCATTTGAATTAATTAATAATAATTTAAGAATATTTCCTATACCCCAAAGAAGTGGAAGTATGCATATACAATATATAAAATTATCAGAAAGAAATAATCCAATTTCAAAATATCCTGAAGGACAATATAATGTAACAAATGTTTCAAATGTTAATTATTGTAATCCTGATTATTGTGAAATTAATTCAATTGGTAGAAGTTGGATATTTGATTATACTTTAGCTGTATGTAAAGAAATTTTAGGGTATATTAGAGGTAAATATACACAAGTACCAATTCCCGGGGCAGAAACTACATTAAATCAATCAGATTTATTAACAGCAGCCACATCTGAAAAAGAAGCATTAGTTACAAGATTAAGAGAATATTTTGATGAAACTTCAAGAAGTAATTTATTAGCAGTCAAAGCAGCTGAAGCTGAATCATTACAAAAAATTGAAGCAGCAGTACCTTACCCAATTTATATAGGATAATATGGCATTATTTGGAGGAGCAAGAGATGTAAGTATGTTTAGAGGCATTAGTAGAGAACTAATGTGGGATGTTATAGTACAAGAATGTGCACTTTATAAATTTAGATTAGAAGAAACTAATGTTAATATTTATGGAGAAGCAGCTGAAGAAAAATATTACGAAGCTCCTATGTTACTTAATACTTTAATTGATAGACAAGACCAAAGTACACCTAATTCTGATTTAGGTATTGATTTTGCAGGGGGTCGTACATTTAAATTTTTAAGAGATGATTTAGCAGGTGTTGAAGCTAATGGATCAGGTAAAATAGGAGTAGTTGTTCCTGAAGTAGGAGATATTATATGGTATGAAAATGGATATTATGAAATATATAATTTAATTAATAATCAATTATTTGTAGGTAAAGACCCAAATTATCCTAATCAAGATGATAATAATTATAACCCTTATGGAAATTCAGATTTAGCAAATTTTGGTTATGATGTATCTATAATAGCAGAAACACATTATGTCCCAGCAGATAGAGTAGGAATATCAGAAGAAAGATTAATATCAAGTATAAAACATGTCAAATAAAGGAAGAAAAGTAGTGCCTAAATCTCAAAAAGAGATAAGTAAGGAAATGCATACCCCTTATTCTAAGGAAATAGGTAATCCTAATGATTCTGCATATCAAAGAACTGATAGAAGTAATCAAACATCATTTAAGGGAGATACTGTAAAACCCTTTACAGTTGGATTATATGATATTGATGAAACTATATTATATTATTTTAATAATGTAATTAAACCTACTGTAGTCCAAAATGGTAAAAGAATTGAAGTTCCAGTTGTTTATGCTGATTCTGAAAGATGGAATCAAATACAAAAAGATGGCTATTTTAGAGATAGAAAAGGAAGAATAATGATGCCTTTAATTACTTTTAAAAGAACTAATATTGAAAAAAATAGAAATGTTACTAATAAATTAGATGCTAATTTTCCAAATAATTATAGAGTATATGAAAAGTCTTATAGCACTAAAAACACTTATGATAAGTTTAATATTTTGAATAATAGGAAGCCAACAAAAGATATGTATGCTGTTGTTGTTCCTGATTATGTAACTTTAAATTATGATTGTATTGTTTCTACTTATTATGTAGAACAGATGAATGGAATAGTAGAAGCTATAAATTATGCATCTGATTCATATTGGGGTAATCCTGAAAGATACCAATTTAGAGCTAGGATAGATTCAGTAGCTACCAACGTTGAAATGCCATCTGATCAAGATAGATTAGTTAAAAGTACTTTTAGTATAAAAATGTATGGGTATATAGTACCTAATATTCTTCAAAAAGATTTATCTTCAATAAAAAAATATAATTCTAAATCATCTATTACTTTTAATAGTGAAATGGTAAGTAATATAAATGATATAGATCCACCCCCACCTATTAGAACAAATATCCCACACACAGGTAATGTAAATTATGTAGATCCTCCTTCAACATTAATACCTAATAGTAAAATTAATACACGTAGAATACCACCATCTCCTTCACAAGAGTAATTAAAATATATTTATTTTTAATACATTTACTAATATGTATAATTGATAATAAAAAACAATAATTAATCAAAAATAAAAGTAATGTCAAAAGCAAAAGTTTTAAATAAAGAAGAAATCGAAAATATTAAAAAAGTAAGAGAAGATTTCCAAATTTTAGTAGGTAATGTAGGAGATGTTGAGATAGCTATAATGAACCTTAATGGAAGAAAAAAAGAATTAGAAAAAGAATTATTAGAGATTCAATCAAAAGAATCACAAATAGCTCTAGATTTAGAAAAAAAATATGGTAAAGGAAATATTTCTTTAGAAACAGGAGAATTTACCCCAATAGAATAATTTTTAAAAAAAAACACAATATTTATAACAAAATAAAACAATATAAAAAATGGCAGAAGTATTAATATCACCGGGTGTTTTAGCAAGAGAAAACGACCAATCACAAATAACAGCAGGTCCTATACAAGCAGGAGCTGCAATTATTGGGCCAACTGTAAAGGGTCAACAAAATATTCCTAAATTAGTAACTAGTTACTCAGAGTATTTAGCTAATTTTGGTAGTACTTTTATGAGTGGATCAAACCAATATACATATTTTACATCTATTTCAGCTTATAATTATTTCCAGAATGGGGGGAATACATTATTAGTAACTAGAGTAACTCCAGGAGCTTTTAGTGCTGCTACTTCATCTTTAATACAAAGTGCAACAGAAACAGGAAATTTAATAAGTGGTTCTACTAATTTATTTCCTCAAGTAAGTAATTTTGGTGGTGAAAACGGAGCAGTATTAGCAGCAGGTTATACGGCTGCACCAACTGTTACTAGAGGTGGTGTAACAGTAGTACCAACTACAGTAGGATCGTCTCTTGTTACTTTATCATCTGCAAGTGGTAAATTAATAGGAACTCTTAATGCTTTAAAACCTAGTATTACAACACAACCTGCGGAGTGTGCAATTGGAATTTATTCAGTTAATGTAATTGGAAGTGGAGGTGGAACAGCAACATTATCAGTTCAATTAGACTCAGCAACAAATATTTCAAATGTTACAGCTACTACAACAGGTTCAGGATTTTCTTTCGGTGAAACTATTACAATTCCTTCAGCATCATTAGGAGGAGCAGCTTCTCCAGTTGGAACTGATCCAATATTTACATTAGTTGCTGATGATTTATTTACAGAAGTAACAGCTGTTCAAGTTAATGCAGATGGAGCTGGATATAACGTAGGAGATGTTTTAACTTTTGCTGCTGCTAATATAGGTAATGGTACTGGTGATTTAACATTAACATTAATAGGTAGTAATATTCCAAATGAAGAAGCTTTTGTATTAGAAACACTAGCAGATGGTAATATAATGAATAGTGCAGGACCTACAGGAGCTAATGGAACATTAGATTCAGGATCAGCTGATAACTTTAGATGGGAAATAACAAATCCAAGTACTTCATCAGGAGTATTTTCACTATTAATTAGACAAGGTAATGATACTCAAACATCTAAAGCAGTAGTTGAAACTTTTTCAAACCTATCATTAGATCCTTTATCCCCTAATTATGTTTCAAAAGTAATTGGTGATCAAATACAAACAGTAAGAGGAACAGGAACTGATGTTTATTTACAATCATCTGGATCTTTTCCAAATGCTTCAAGATATGTAAGAGTAAAATCTGTAAATATGCAGACTCCTAATTATTTTGATAATAATGGAAGTCCTAAAGCAGAATTTACAGGTTCTATTCCAATTACAGCATCTGGATCATTTGGAGATGGTGTAGGAGATATAACAGGAAGTGGAACACCTTCAAAATTCTACCAAGAAATTAATAATACTGATTCTCAAGGTTTAGTAGGAACAAATTACACTACAGCTATTAATTTATTAGCTAATAGAGATGATTTTAGATATAATATAATTACAGCCCCAGGTTTAATATTAGCAAATAGTACTACAGGAGCAGGTTGGACAACAATTCAATCAAATTGTGAAACAAGAGGAGATGCAATATTTGTAGGAGATTTAGTTAATTATAATTCTTCATTAACACAAGTAACTAGCCAAGCAGCTTCAGTTGATTCTTCATATGTTGCAACTTATTGGCCATGGTTACAGATAATTGACCCAGATTCAAGAGAATTAGTTTGGGTACCAGCTTCAGCAATGATACCAGGTGTTTATGCTTATAATGATAGAGCAGGTGAGCCATGGTTTGCACCAGCAGGTATTAATAGAGGTGGATTAGGAGCAGTTAATCAAGCAGAAAGAAAATTAACTAATACTAATAGAGATACTTTATATACTGGAAAAGTAAATCCAATAGCTTCATTCCCAGGACAAGGAATAGTAGTATTTGGACAAAAAACATTACAAACTAAAGCAAGTGCTTTAGATAGAGTAAATGTAAGAAGATTATTAATTACACTTAAAAATTATATTTCTCAAATCGCTGATACATTAGTATTTGAACAAAATACTGCAGCTACAAGAAATACATTCTTAAGTCAAGTTAATCCTTACTTAGAGTCAGTACAACAAAGACAAGGTTTATATGCATTTAAAGTTGTAATGGATAATTCAAATAACACACCAGATGTAATTGATAGAAATGAATTAATTGGTGCTGTTTATTTACAACCAACCAAAACAGCTGAATTTATCTACCTAGACTTTAACATTTTACCAACTGGAGCAACTTTCCCAGCATAAAAATGAAAAACGATAATATTTATAATAAAATAAAATAAAACAAAAATGGCAGTATTAGACCCAAACGAAATATTTTTCACAGCTTTTGAACCAAAAGTAGCTAACAGATTTATACTGTATGTTGACGGTATACCATCGTATATAATTAAAGGAGTTAGTGGAATGGGGTTCGCGCAGGATGAAATAGTATTAAATCATATAAACACCTATAGAAAAGTAAAAGGTAAATTAAAATGGAATGATTTAACAATGGAATTATTTGATCCTATTACACCTTCAGGAGCACAAGCCGTAATGGAGTGGACGAGATTACATCATGAATCAGTTACAGGTAGAGATGGTTATTCTGATTTCTATAAAAAAGACTTAACAATTGATGTATTGGGCCCAGTAGGTGATGTGGTTTCTGAGTGGATTATTAAAGGTGCATTTATTAAAGATGCTTCATTTGGAGATATGAATTGGGATGATGATACTACTGTAATGAATATTTCATTAACATTAGGAATGGATTATTGTGTATTAAATTTCTAAAAGAAAAACAATATATTTTACATTTAAGCTTGGCATACGTCAAGCTTTTTTGTATATTATATATGTATAACAAAATTAAGTTATTAATAAATAAGAACTATGTCTGAATCAAAATTTAAATTCCCCACTGAAGAAGTAGAATTACCATCAAAAGGTTTATTATATCCTGAAGGTCATCCATTAAAATCTGGTAAGATTGAAATGAAATATATGACTGCTAAAGAAGAAGATATATTAACTAATCAAAATTATATAGCTAAAGGCATAGTATTAGATAAATTATTACAAGCTTTAATTATTACTGATGTAAAACTTAAAGATATATTAATTGGTGATAAAAATGCTATTTTAATTGCTTCACGTATTTTAGGATACGGTAAAGATTATAAAATTAGATATGAAGGTCAAGAACATATAGTAGATTTAAGTCTAATGAAAAATAAAGAACTTGATAAAAGTTTATTTAAAAGTGGAGAAAATAAATTTGATTGGGAACTACCATCATCAGGAACTAAATTAACATTTAGATTATTAACTGACGGTTTAGATAAAGAAATTGATGCCGAAATTAAAGGTATTCAAAAAATAAACAAATCATCATCACCTGAAATTTCTACTAGAATGAAATATTTAATCACTTCAGTAGAAGGAGATACATCAGGTAAAACTATTAGAGATTTTGTTGATAATTATCTTTTAGCTAGAGATGCAAAAGCATTACGAGATCATATAGTAAAAATACAGCCTGATATAGAATTAAAGGCCACAATTACTAATGAGTATGATGAGCTTGAAGAAATAGATGTACCAATTTCTTTAAATTTTTTTTTCCCTGACGCCTAGTGAAGCACTAACTTATAGAAGTAGTTTATTTTCTCAAATCCATGATATAGTATTTAATGGTAAAGGAGGATATGATTGGGATACTGTGTATAATATGCCCATGTGGCTTCGTAATTTTACTTTTAAGAAAATAGCAGAATTTTACAAAGAACAATCAGAAGCAAATAATCCTAAAAGTAAAAATGACATAGATTTAGCTAATCCTAATAAATCAAAACTTCCTCCTAAAAGAACTGTTTCACCTCCCTCATATGTTGCCAAAGCATCAAGAAAATAATATTTTCTAATATTTATAACAAAATACCTTTATGGCCAAAAAGAGTAAATCCCAAATAGATGCAGAAAAGGGCGCAAAAGAAACAGCAGTAGTTGTTGAAGATGCTTTAAGAAATATTGCTGATAAGGTAGGTGATATATTTAAAGAAGCACTATCATCAACTGATAATGTAGCTAAAGCAGTAGCTAAAGATATTACAGGATCATTAAATTCTCTAGCTAAGGTATCAAAAGAATTAGCAGATGCTAATAGTAAAGCAGCTGAAGGAGCTTTTAAACAAGCTGATGCTGCTAAACTTATTCAACAAAGACAATCTAAAATAAAGGCTATAAACTACCAAATTTCAATGTTGGGTCGAGGTGAGTTAAAGCAAAAAAAATCATTACAAGATGAATTAAAAAAAGTTCAAGGTTATAATGATGAATTTGAAAAAGGTTTGCAAGAACAATTAGATTTATCTGCTAAAATTACTAGTCAGATGGGTCTTACAGGGGCAGCCTTAGGTGCTCTTAAAACTGTAGCAGGTAAATTAGGATTAGGAAGTATAAGCACTGCTTTAGATAATGCAAATTCAGCAGCTTTAGAAGTAGCTAAAAATTCATCAGGTTTAACTGGTAAATTTAAAGTATTAGGTGCTGGTATAGGATCATTAGGTAAAAGTTTTATAGGATTTATAACAGATCCTGTAGCAATGATTACTATGATGGTAAAAGGTTTTCAAGCATTATTAAAATTAGGTAAAAAATTCGCTCAAAAAACAGCTGATTTAGGAAAAGCATTTATGGGAGCAAATACTAGTGCTAAAATGATGAAGAATAATTTAGCAGATATGGCAGATAGTAATTTATATCTTAATTTTGAAGAAGCTAAATCAGCATTAATAGGTTTAAATAAAGTAGCAGGTACTTCAGTAATGTTATCTGAAGAACAAATCAATAACTATCAAAAATTCACCCATTTTTTAGGTTTAAGTGAAGAAGCTGCACAGGGACTATTTAAGGTATCAACATTATCTGGAAAAGAATTTGGTGACACAGCTACAGAAATTGGTACAATAGTAAAAGGATTAAATTTTGCAACTGACTCAGCTATAAGTATGAATGATGTAATGGAAGAAGTTTCATCAGCTTCAGCATCATCAATAGCTAATATTGGGGCCAACCCTGAGGCATTAGCAAAAGCAGCATTCCAGGCTAAAAGATTAGGAATGACATTAGATCAGGTTGCAGCTGCGGGTGAAGCAAATTTAGATTTTCAATCTTCTATTGAAAAAGAAATGGCTGCTGAATTATTATTAGGAAAAAATCTTAATTTAGAAGCACTTAGATCTGCTTCTTTAAGAGGAGATGAAGTTACAGTAGCTAAAGAAATGGAAAGAATTCTTGCTGCAAATTATGATTCTACTAAAGGAAATAAAATCCAACAAAAAGCATTAGCTGATAGTTTAGGTATAAGTGTTGAGGAAATGCATAAAATGAATCAAACACGTTTACTTCAAAATAAACTTGGTGACATGGATGCAGCTACAAGAGAAGCAGCTGAAAAAAAGATAAATCAATTAATGAAGGAAGGTAAAACCCAAAAAGAAGCTATAGCATCTCTTGTTGAAAAAGAATTAGCAGACACAGTTAAACAAGGAAAAACAGCTGAAGCTTCTCAAAGAGCATTAGAACAAGCCAAAGGAGTATTACAAAATTCATTAGCACCTTTAGCTACTAAAGTAGCAGATGCTATTTCAAAGTTTGTTAATAGTACAACTTTTCAAACTGGGATGAAAACTATGGCAAGTGTAATGGGTAAAGTAGTAGATGGAATTATGAGTGTTTTACCTATGATAGGAAAGATGTTTGGAATGATAAAAGATAATCCAATTACATCTTTATTTGTAGCTGGAGGAGCAGCAATAGGCATGTCAGCAATGAAGATGGGATCAGCGATGAATCCTATGCATGTAGTATTTGGTAAAGGGGGTGCTATGTCTAAAACTTTTGATGGTATTAAAAGTCTTTTTAAGAAAAAACCTGACGCATTAGCAAAAGCATCAGGAAAATTTTCAACAAAACAAATAGCATCAGGATTTGCTGGAAAAGCAGCAAAAGATCAATTAGCAAAGCAAGGGGGTAAAATGGCAGGTAAAACAGGATTAAAAGTAGGTGCAAAATTAGGAGTAAAAGCTGTTGGTAAATCACTACTTAAAAAGATACCAGTTATTGGTTTATTAGCGGGTGTAGGGTTTGGTATACAAAGAGCAATGAAGGGAGATTTTGCAGGAGCTGCATTAGAATTAGCATCAGGAGCAGCTAGTACTATTCCTGGATTAGGAACAGCTGCATCAGTAGCAATAGATGCAGGTTTAGCAGCTAAAGATTATAAAGCAGCAACTGGAGGAGGTGGTATGGCAGCAGATTTTATTTCAAGACCAGGTCAACCAATTCAAAAGTTTAGAAAAGATGATGTTATAGTTGGTGGAACTAGTTTAGGGGGAGGTAATAATGGAGAAGTTGTTGCTTTACTAAAAGAATTAATATCAGAAGTTAGAAAAGGTGGTGATGTGTTTATGGATGGGAATAAAGTTGGAAAATCATTAGCACTTGTAACTTCTAAAATGGGTTAATATTTATAATAAACAATAATTAATAATTAAAATTTACAAAAATGGCATCAGAAAATTCATTAAAAAATAAGTTTGAAACAAACGGTTCAACATTAGCTGTACCCGTTTCTCCAAATTCAAGTCCATCTACACCAGATAATGTAAGTGTTGTAGGTAATTCATTACTACATAATGAGTACTCTAATATTGGTACCCCTGAAAATACAACACCAGCATACACTAATTTTGGGGCATCTGCTATAGCTTACTCTACACCTTCAACATCACAATTAGGTGAACAATCTTTTGGACAACAAGATCCAGCAAATAGATACAAAAATAATTTACCTAGCGGAGCATCTTGTTAAAATAAAATTATATGTCTAGTACTTTAACACCTGAAAGTAATGGCCGTTTGGTTAATCTAAAAACAAACTTAAAAAGTTTAAGATTTGGAGGGGATAGACCTAACTCTGGTACTAGTAATCAACCTTATATGGTAGAACCTATTCCTGGTCAAATAATTGATGGGAATTCTGGTGGGATAGGTAATGCTTTAAACCCAGCAATTCAATTTTTAGAAAATGGATTGCCCGCTAAATCAGGACCCGATTTTTTATTAAGAGGAGGTTTACTAGCTCCTTTATATGCAATTAAAGATGCAAGTAGATTACTTAAAATGTTTACTGATGATAAATCTCCAAGGGGACTACAATTTATCTTAAAAGAAAATTTATTATCAAGAGCAAGTGTAAAAACTCAATCATCATTTGGAGTAGGTTATTTTGCAGGAATTATGAATCAGGGTGCTTACCTACCTATAGGTACTCTACTTCAAGCAGGATTTGGTTGGGCTGGTGCCCATTTAAATAAAAATGGAATAAACCCTATTGGAGCTTTAGGTGGCCCCTCAGGTATGATTCGAGGTATAGATAATCCTTTAAAATCAGATGGAGCAAATCAAGTTGGAGTTGGGGGAGGAGCATTAAATTTATACTCAGCTGTAGTTAAAAATGACCAAGCAGAAGAAATTAATAGATTAACAAATCTTCAATATTTTATACAAACGGGGCAAAAGGGTAAATCTAGAAAAGAAAATAAAAATTTTCAAAAACAGCAAGATTTAAATTTAGTTCAAAGATTAGGTAAAAATAATGGTGCTAGATTTACCTATAACCCAAAAGCAAATAGAGAAAATCAAAAATCTCCTGTATTATATTCTTATGGTGGAGGTCCTGGTTCTATATTGGGTGTAGGTAAAACAAATATATTCAGGGAACAACCTACATACAATGCAATAAGAAACTATCAAAATTTAGCAGCATCAAATCCTTTATATAATGGTGTTCAACCTAATGGAAGATCTACTTTATTATATGGTGATACTTTTGCTACATATTCTGATGATGCTAAAAATTCCTTTAGGTTTACGTACCCCAGAAATTTTATTAATGAAGTAATATTATCTGAAGAATTAGAGTTAAACACAGCTGTATCTAAAATAATTAGTACATCCCCCGATTACCAAACTAAAAATAAATCACTAAGTGTAAATTTAGGGGATCCAGGTCAACATGCTACATATGCCGTTAGTGGAAGTGATGCAGTAGTAAGAAATGTATTTAATTATGGAATACCAGCTTCTCAAATGGAAGCATTAGATAAAATTACAGCTTTAAAACCTTATATTGCAAGATCACCTGATTCTTTATTACCAGTTGATGATTTATGTGATTTTAATATTGCTATTATAAGTAATGGAGAGTATGCTAATGGAGAATCTTCATTTTTACATTTTAGGGCATATATATCAGGATTTACAGATACTTATGGAGCTACTTGGAATGACGTTCAATATGTAGGTAGAGGTAATTCATTTAAGAATTATAGTGGGTATAATAGAGATATAGCTTTAAATTTTACAGTAATGGCTACTTCTAAAGCAGAACTAATACCTATGTTTACTAAATTAAATATTTTAGCATCATCATTAGCACCTGATTATTCTACTGCAGGATTTATGAGGGGTAATATGGTTAAAATGACTGTAGGGGGTTATTTACACCAAACACCAGGAGTAATAACATCTTTAACTTATACAGTACCTGATGATTCTACATGGGAAATAGGAATAGATGCTTTAGGTGAAAAAGATGCTTCAGTAAAACAACTTCCTCATAGAATAGAGGTTAGTTTAGCTTTTTCTCCAATAGAAGATTTCTTACCTTCATATCAAACCTTAGATTATAATATAGAGGGTAATAGAGGAAGTGAGTTAACAAATGTTGGACCTCAAAGATTTATTAGTTTAAAAAATAATACAGATAATAATTATGATGGAGATAATGGGATTACAAAATATAAACAACCAAATAAATCTCTAACAACTTAACCCCAACATAATGAATAGATATAATATTACTAATTTTCAAAGAGAAAGTTTTACACAATTAAATAAATATCCTGAAATCCCTCAGAATATTAATGATATATATGCTATAACAGAATGGGGTGATAGATTTGATAATTTAGCTTTTCAATTTTATCAAGACCCAACTTTATGGTGGATAATATCTATAGCTAATCCAAATTTAGTGGATTTTGGTTCTTTATTTATTCCTATAGGTACTACAATTAGAATTCCTACAAATATAGATAATGTAATTTCAAATTATAAGAAAATAAATAGATAAAGTTATGAGTAATATTATTGGTTCACCCTTTGATAGATTTGTAAAAGATCAAATAGATTTAAGACAAAAAACCTTAGGAAAATCTAAAAATATTGATTATGATGCTTTAAGATATTATACTACAAAAACTCCATGGTTAAGATTAGCTAGTTCAATTAATGTAGAAGCAACTACAGTTAATGGAGCCGAAGATCCTACTTCAGTTTATAATAGATTATTATTAGCAGGCTTTTCAGAAGATCAAATTAGAGGAGAAAATTTATCTAGAAATTTAATACTTCAAGGAGGAGTAGTATCTGTTAATAAACTTAAAGATGAAAATGGTAATGATATTGATGGGGAAAACTTACAATTTAATGGTCAAAAATTTGGATTAAGTCCTAATTTAGATTCAAATTCAATTTTTGAAGGAGCATATGGTTTTGGAGGAGTTGGCGAAAGGGGTTTTGTCCCAATGCCCGGTATTACTTCTGCAACTACTCAATATTATAACAATGGAGCTTTAAGTAAAGCTACAGTTAATGTAAAATGTTTTAATAGGGCTCAGTTTGCATTGTTAGATGCTTTGTATTTAAGACCAGGATATACCCTTTTATTAGAATTTGGTTGGTCTGTATATTTACAAAATAATAGTTATGGTGGAATATCTACTTTCCCATCATTTAAAACAGATCCTTTGGAATTTTTATTAGATCCTGAAGCTTTTTCATCAAACTATAAACCTTCTCAATATTCTATGCAATCTCTTATTAATTTAGAAAGAGCCAAATATTCAGGAAATTATGAAGCAGTTTATGGGAAAGTAACTAATTTTAAATGGAGTGTAGATAATGATGGTGTTTATAATTGTTCTATAGATTTAATAGGAGTAGGTAGTATTCTTGAATCTTTAAAATTAAATGTAATTAAAATTACAAAATCAACAACTCAAAAAACAAAAGATAGTGGCTTTACTAGTGTTTACCAGAGTAAGGATGAATGGATTGAAGAACTTTTTGGTAGCAGTTTAAACCAAATTTCAAGAGCATTAAATGATGAATATACTACAAAATTTCCAACATTTACAGAATTTGTAAAACAAGTACAAAGAAGTAAAACAGCTAAAAAATATTACTATAAAAATAGTGTTGGGGGTTCTGCTGTTGCTAAAGAAGCAGAAAGTACAAAAGCTTGGACAAATTTTAAAGAAGAAATTAATCAAAGATACGAAGCATATAAAACAAGAGTAGATGAGGCAGCAAATGCACAGCAACAAAATGATGACAATAATCCCCTAATAGCTAACAAAGATACTACAATATTAAATAATATTTTTTATCAAACATATCAAACATTAGATTCAATTAAAGATGGAGGTGTTCAATTTTCAAAAAATAAAATACCTTCAATGAAAAATGCTGGTATGATTATTCCTAACACTTATAACGGAGAAATATTAATACCAGGTCAAGGACAATCTTCAACTAGTGCTTTTATAAAATTTGCTTATTTACTACAAATAATTGAAAAGAACTGTAATTTATTTTCATCTATTAATAATGGAACACCTTTAATGAAATTTGACTTTCAATATAATAATATGGAAGAAGATGAAAATTATATGGCTATTATACCTCCTAATATATCTACAAATCCCCAAAAATGTGCTGTTCCTTACGTGTCGGCTGTTATTAAAGGGATTGTAGATAAAGATCAACTTTATTCTACCTATACCTCTCAGGGTAAAGTTGAAGAAGGAGTAAAAATAGATTTTAAAACAGACACAGATTTAAACAAATCCATGGTTGAAAATTCTGATTTTATAGTAGAAGGTAATCCTTATGTTGGGAGATTAGGTAATGTAATGATAAATTTAAGATTTGCAGCTCAAGCTCTATCAGAGGCACCAAGAGATGAAGATGGGGGAGTAGCTGTAATATCTTATTTACAAACTATATTACAAGGAATAAATTCTTCAATGGGAAGTATTAATAATTTTATGGTTGTAAATGATGAAAGTAGTGGATATATTAAAATTTATGATGAATCCCCAATGCCTAATGTTACACCCTCAATAGAAGATGATAAATTATCTACAATAAATATTTTTGGTATGCCTCAATCCAAAAAAGAATTTGTTAATTTTGATAATGGTGAAGTTTCAACAGTAAAATTTGGATCTTTTGTGACTAATATAGGATTAGATGCTGAAATTCCACAAAATTTCTCCACATTAGTATCTATTGGATCACAAATAAATGGTGGAAATAATCTTCAAGGCAATGCTTATTCTTTTAATACTTATAATAGGGGATTAGTAGATAGAATTATCCCTACAAAAACAGCTAAACCTACCTCAGAAGAACCTAATCCTATAGTAGAAATTCAAACTATTTTTAGAGAAAAATTAATTGGACCTTTTGAAGAAGTATATTTAGAAGGTAAAAGCTATAATTTCCACCCAGATGTAACAGGAAATTTTACTGAAAATTACACAACTTATATAAAGTTAGTACAAGGATTAGCAGCTCAATTTAATAGAATCCCCAAACCATTTTTTCTACCTTTTAATTTAAATATAGAAATGGAAGGACTATCTGGAATGAGATTATTTGAAAAATTTCAAGTAACAGATGATATTTTACCCCCATCATATGCTAAAGATAGTGTTGATATTATAGTTAAAGGTATTAATCATAATGTTGATGTACAATCTTGGAAAACAACTCTTGATACCTTATCTGTCCCAAGATTTAAAGAAGATATAATCGTATCAGATTCAGGATCAAAAGCAACTAGTGATGTAAGTAAAAAAATAGAAGCTGTTGTTGAGGATCCTATAGTACCTGCTTCTAATGAAGATCAAATTACAAGATTAAGATTAACTAGATTAGTTGATAATGGTTATCAAACTTTAGGTTTAATGGAAGTATTAGATGAAAATGGTAATACTTTATATACTTTACCAACATGCGAACTACCATGGAATGATAATAGGAATAATGCAAGTTGTATACCTACAGGAACTTATACTATTGCTTCAAGAAATAGTGATAAATGGGGGAATCATTTTATTGTAGCTAATGAAAATAGTGATAATATTAATAAAATACTAAGAGCAGGAGGACCTATTGATGGTAGTAATACCACAAATAGAACATTTGTTCTATTACATGCTATGCAAGCAGCAGTAGGAAATACTGGCCCTTTATTATTAGGTTGTATAGCACCTGGATTTGTATTTAATACCGGTCAAGATGATCCAAAAGGTAACCCTAGAGGAACAGGAACTGATTTAGGTTATGTTGATGCTAATGGTAAATATGTTTCTCCATCAAAACAAGAATCTCAACAAGCAATAGATAAATTAGTAAGAACATTATTTAATACAGGTGAAAATCCAATGTTTAAAATGGAAATCATAGCATTAGGGGGAGGAGAAAAACCAGCATATACAGATTTTTATAATGATAGAGCTGTGCAAGATAAAATAGCACAATTAGAAGATCTAACTGGAGAAAATTTTGATAGCGAATATATATAATAATTATGGCGTATATACCTAAATCACAAGTAAAAGAAAACCAATTCACATCTGGTGAAGAATGGTATTATGTTAAAAATAATAAATCTTACACAGGATATTATTATGAATTAGCTAGTGGTAAAGTATTTACAGGTAGAAATCAAAATGATCCCCCGAATGAAGAAATCACTAAAACTAAATACATTGTCTCTACCCCACAATCAGGACTTCAACCAGATAGGGTTGTAGAGTATGCAAGTAATTGGGATGGTTACACTTATGGTGAACAATATCAAAATATCCAAGATGTTGAAATATATGGAATATTAACTGATACTAATTATAATTTATATAAATCAATACCATCACTATCTCCAACTTTACCAATGCCTGAAGATTATATTAAAGGTCAATATATAAGATATTTTGTTGTTAAAACTAATCAAACAATTTATACTGAAGTTAATAAAGATACTTATGATGCCATTTATACACAAAATAAAGCGTGGGTTTGGGAAAATTATATTCCTTTTAAAATTAATTGGTATATAAAGGGTGATATTGATAGAGTATTTAATAATAATAAAGGAAATATTTTTTTAGCTGAAAAAGAAATAAAAAGACCAGGATTAAATGATTATTTAGGAAAACAATATTTACAATATTTTGAGTATGAATCTGCAAAAGAATTAAATACTCTTGGGGGAGAATTAATAACATTTGATGGTAATGATTATATAGGACAATATCACATTCATCCAAAACAAGGTCCAATGGAAGGAGCAACTCATATAAAAGGAGTCCACCAAAAATTATTTTATAAAAGATTTTATAGAGGAGAAATTGTTAATTCATTAAATCAAGAAGGAGTTATTAGAACTGAAGAAACTCAAAGAATTGAATTTATTAATGATTTAACTGTAGAACCTACCCAACCAATGCCTCCTAATATAAGTCCTTCAACTGGGGGTGGATATTAAATAAAATTTTCATATATTAAAACCAAAAAGTTATGTTTTGGTTAGTTGAAAGTAAAGTTCAATTTGAACAATTTTCAAATGCTAATTGGGAAGAAGTTTTTATAGAAGTAATTCCAAATAGTTATTTAATACACCCTGCACAAAATAATATTTGTGCGTTGTATATTAAACCGTTAGTATCAACTAAAGGATTTATTGTCCCACTATCACATAGTGAAACTTTAAATATAAATATGACGGAGATAAACACGATGTTACATAAATTTAGTAGCATATATGTACGTGATAAGAAAGAATTTTTACATTATTTACCATTAAAAGGTCTTCTTGACATAAACCAACAAAACCCTCCGTATATACCAGAACTACTACAAACACATCACATTTTTAATAAGAGATATCCAAATAAAAATGATGTGAATAGAATTATACCTATAGTTAAACACTATGAGTATTGTGAAGAAATATATAATAACCTTAAAGAAAAAATAAATGGAAAAATCAATGAATTCTACAATGATAAATCTTCAATGGTCTTCAACTCCATCGAAAGAAGTGGTATACGAATTAATAGGGAAAAATTTGAATCGCATTTTCATGCTATCGATGGAGAGTACACCTACACGCAGTACAACTTTAAAACCCTTACAGGAAGACCAAGCAATAAATTTAAAGGAGTAAATTATGCAGCACTTAATAAAGAAAACAATAGCAGAGAAAGTTTTATACCCCGTAATGATATTTTTGTTGAGTTTGACATTGGTGCTTATCACCCTACTTTGTTGGCTAAGTTGGTGGGTTTTGATTTTGGTGATGAGGATATTCATTCTGCCTTTGCAAAAATGTATGGAGTGGAGTATAAAAAAGCTAAAGAATTAACATTTAAGCAATTATATGGGGGAGTATTTGATCAATATAAAGATTTAGAGTTTTTCCAAAAAGTACAAGTATATACTGATAGTTTGTGGAAAGAGTTTTGTGAAAAAGGCTGGATTGAATGTCCTATTTCAAAACATCGATTTGAAAAAGATAAACTTAGTGAAATGAAACCGCAAAAATTATTGAATTATTTGCTACAAAATTTGGAGACGGCAATGAATGTTCATATATTGTGGGAAATAATAAGGTTATTACGAAATAAAAAAACAAAGATAGTTTTATATACTTATGATTCGTTTTTATTTGATGTAGATAAAGAAGAAGAAGATGTGTTGGGGGAAATAAAAGAACTATTTAATAAACATAAATTACAAATAAAAACATGCTATGGAAGCGACTACAATTTTAAATAATACTCCTAATATGTATACTATGGACGATTTTTCGGACATTACTAATCAAAATTTAGGAGATTTGAATAATAAACTATTTTGCACATTTACAACCCTAGATAATTTAGAGTTACTTCTAAGTTCTATTACAGACAAATATAATATAATGTATAATAAAATATTTGTTTTGTATGTCAAAGAAAATGATGAGTATGTCTGCACCTACAATATAGATCAAGGTAATATTTCAGACTTACCAGACAATACAATTTTAGTTCATAGAAAAAAAGAAACAAATACTTTGTATACTATTAATGCCTTAAATGAACTTATTAAAAAATTAAATGGAGGAGTAGTTGATACTAAGTTTCCTATAACTTGGGAACACTACAAAAATTCCGTATTGTTAACTCAACATGATGAGTTAAAACAATTAAAAACAAAAATACATAAAATAATTGAACTATAGTTTGGTTGTCTTAAGTATTTGTTGTATATTATTCACAGTTATAAAATAAATAAAAAGTTATTATTATGGATTTAAACCAAATCAAATCGAAGTTAGAGTCACTTCAAACACAATCAAACTCAAATAAGGGTGGAGGAAAATCAATTTTCTGGAAACCAACAGTAGGAAAACAACAAATTAGAGTTGTACCTAATAAATATAATAAATCATTCCCATTTACTGAAATGATGTTTTACTATGGCATTGGTCAGAGAGTAATGGCTTCTCCCTTGAATTGGGGTGAAAAAGATCCAATTCAAGAATTTGTAAAACAATTACGTGAAAGTGGAGATAAAGATAATTGGTATTTAGCTAAAAAATTAGATGCTAAAACTCGTATTTTTGCTCCTGTAATTGTAAGAGGTGAAGAAGCAGAAGGAGTTAAATTATGGCAATTTGGTAAAGAAGTTTACCAAGCATTTTTAAATTTAGCATCTGATGATGAAATAGGTGATTATACTGAAGCATCAAATGGTAGAGATATTAAATTAACTACAGTAGGTCCTGAAGTAACAGGAACTCCTTATAATAAAACTACTATATCTCCATCAATGAAAGTATCTCCTATTAGTAGCGATGCTGCTTTAGTTGCTAAGATATTAGATGATCAACCAGATCCTAAAAATGTATTTAAAAGACTTACTTTTGATGAAGTAAAAGCTAATTTACAATCTTTTATGCAACCTGAAGGTGAAGAAGAAGGTTCAATTACTTCAGAACCTGCTGTTGCTTTTGATAGTGAAAGTAAAAATAATTACTCACTTGAGGGTAAAGATACAACTTCAAAATCAGACAAATTTGATGCTTTATTTGATGGTAAAGATAGTAAATCTGATGATTTACCCTTTTAAAATATGGCTAGAAAAAAATCACTTACAGAAGCTGCCTCTAAGGAACTTAGATCAAAATTTGATCTAGGTGCCTTTAAGGATAAAAAAGGTCTAAGACAAAATGTTAAATTTAAAGACCAAGAATGGATCCCTTTATCATCAGCATTTCAAGATGTTACTTCAATCCCAGGTATTCCTATGGGGCATATTGTACTTCTTAGAGGTCATTCAGATACAGGTAAAACTACTGCATTATTAGAAGCAGCAGTATCAGCACAAAAAAGAAATATTTTACCTGTTTTTATTATTACAGAAATGAAATGGTCTTGGGATCATGCTAAAATGATGGGAATGGATGTTAAAGAAGTAGTTGATAAAACTACAGGTGAAATTACTAATTATGAAGGTAATTTTATTTATGTAGATAGAGAAACTATCAATTCAATTGAAGATGTAGCAGGATTTATTTTAGATTTAATGGATGAACAGAAAAAAGGTAATTTACCTTATGATTTACTTTTCTTATGGGACTCTATAGGATCTGTACCTTGTGAAATGTCTATTAAATCAAATAAAAATAATAATGAATGGAATGCAGGAGCTATGTCAACTCAATTTGGTAATAGCGTAAATCAACGTATTACATTGTCACGTAAGGAATCATCCCCATACACCAATACACTTGTATGTATTAATAAAGTTTGGACATTAAAAGCAGAATCCCCAATGGGTCAACCAAAATTAATGAATAAAGGTGGTTATGCAATGTGGTTTGATTCTACATTTGTAGTTACATTTGGTAATGTTATGTCAGCTGGAACTTCTAAAATTAAAGCTATTAAAGATGGTAAACAAGTTGAATTTGCTAAAAGGGTAAATATTCAAATTGATAAAAATCACATTAATGGTGTTACTACAAGAGGTAAAATTGTTATGACTCCTCATGGATTTATTAATGATAATGATAGAGAATTAAAAGGTTATAAAGATGCAAGAAAAGATGATTGGGCTGCTATTTTAGGTGGCGGAGACTTTAGAGTAGTAGAAGAAGATCAAGCTTATACTGATATAACATCTTTCGGAGAAGAACCACAATAAATTTTGATACCCGGAATATCTTTTGTATATTCCGGGCATAAAACCACATCACATGAAACAAAAAGAATTATTTAGACTTCTGGATAACATCCAGGAGCAAGGCCCAGAGACTGAAGTTCATGAAAGAATATTATTTATAGATGGTTTAAATTTATTCTTTAGAAATTTTGCTGTATTAAATATGGTAAATCCCCTTGGTATTCATATTGGGGGTTTAGGTGGATTCTTTCGTTCTTTAGGAGCTATGATTAGACAAATAAATCCTACTCAAGTTTATGTAGTATTTGATGGGGCAGGATCAGCAAATAATAGAAAAAATATAATGCCCGAGTATAAATCAGGTAGAGATCTCCAACGAATTACTAATTGGGATGCCTTTGATGATAAAGATGATGAAGATGATGCTAAAGTAGACCAAATGGTTAGAATTATTCAATATTTAAAAACATTACCTGTTAAAACTGTAAGTATTGATAAAGTAGAAGCTGATGATATTATAGCATATTTAAGTAAAACTATACCTCAACATCCAAAAGATAAGGCATTTATAGTATCTTCAGATAAAGACTTTTTACAGTTAGTTAGTGATAATATTGTTGTGTATCGCCCTATGGAAAAAGAATATTATACTCCCCAAACTGTAATGGATAAATATAAAATATCTCCTCATAATTTTATATTACATAAAACCTTGTTAGGTGATAATTCTGATAAAATTAAAGGCGTAAAAGGATTAGGTGAAAAGGGATTATTAAAAAAATTCCCTGAGTTAGTAGAAAAAAATATGAATTGGGATGACATATTAAATATATGTGAAAGTAAAATATCAGATCATGTTGTATATGCTAGAATAATTCACGGTCAGGATGATTTAGAAAAAAATTATAAAATAATGGATTTAAGTAATCCAATGTTAAGCAAAGAAGATAAAGAATATTTAGATAAGATAGTAGAAGCAAATGATCTTTCATATTATCCAGATCAATTTATAGCAATGTATAATGAAGATCAGATAGGGGGTTTAATTAGAAATGTTGAGTTTTGGGTTAAAGATTGTTTTCAAAATTTAGTTATAAAAAAATAGTTATATGACATTAACCAATTTAAATTCATATGGAACCAGTTTCCAAATTAAGGTAATTTCTTCCTTACTAACACATAAAGAATTTCTAGTAAATATCAATGATATGCTAGTTGAGGATTATTTTGATAATCAAGCCCATAAATGGATTATTAAAGAAATATTAAGATATTATGATAAATATCATACTACACCTTCAATGGAAACATTAGCTGTTGAATTACAAAAATGCGGGAATGAAGTTTTACAAATATCTATAAAAGAACAACTTAAGGAAGCTTATAAAAGTTCAAGTGATGATTTAAATTATGTGCAAGAAGAATTTGCAGCTTTTTGTAAAAACCAACAATTAAAAGGAGCTTTATTACAAAGTGTTGATCTTTTAAAAGGTGGAGATTATGAATCCATTAGATCATTAATTAATAATGCTATTAAAGCTGGACAAGACAAGAATATAGGACATGAATATGCTAAAGACATTGAATCAAGATACAGAGAAGATAGTAGAACAACAATTAAAACCCCTTGGGATAAGATTAATGAACTACTTCAAGGAGGTCTCGGAAATGGAGATTTTGGCCTTATATTTGGTAATCCAGGAGGTGGTAAATCTTGGTCATTAGTAGCTCTAGGGGGTCATGCTACTAAATTAGGATATAATGTAATACATTATACTTTAGAATTAGGAGAACAATATGTAGGGAGAAGATATGATGCTTATTTTTCTAAAATTGGAGTTGATAAAATTCAAAAACATAAAGATAAGATTGAAAATTTAATGGGAGATATAAAGGGAAACTTAATTATTAAAGAATTTCCAACAGGAAAGGCAACAATGTCTACTATAGAAGCGCATATTCAGAAAGTAAAAGATATGGGGATTGAACCTGATTTAATTATAATAGATTATGTTGATCTTCTTTCATCAAAAAGAAAAACTGTTGATCGTAAGGGAGAAATTGATGATATTTATACTAGTACAAAGGGCTTAGCTCGTGAATTAGATATCCCAGTTTGGAGTGTATCTCAGGTCAATAGAGCGGGTGCTAAAGACAATATTGTAGAGGGAGATAAAGCAGCTGGTTCATATGATAAAATTATGATAACAGATGTTTGCATTTCTCTTTCTAGACAACGTAAAGATAAAGTTGAAGGAACTGGAAGATTTCATATTATGAAAAATAGATATGGAATGGATGGTTTAACATTTGGGGTAAAAGCTGACACATCAACAGGTCATTTTGAAGTATCAAATGATCTTTATTATGAAGGTGAAGATGATAGTGATACTAAACCATCAACACCCCAAACAAATAGTTTTAGTGGAATAGATAAATTTGATAGATCTGAGTTGCAAAAGAAATTTTTTGAATTAAACTCATAAATTAATAAAATAAAATAAATGGCAAAAAAAGACATAACAAAAGAAAGGATAGTATACAAACCCTTTGAATACCCAGTAGCGTTTGATTATTGGTTAAAACAACAACAAGCACATTGGATTCATACAGAAGTTCCTATGATGAGTGATATTAATGATTGGAAACAAAATTTAACAGAAACTGAAAAGAATATTATTGGTTCTATTTTAAAAGGTTTTGCTCAAACTGAAACTGTAGTAAATGATTATTGGACGGGATTAGTTACAAAGTGGTTTAGAAAACCTGAAATTATTGCTATGGCAACTGTTTTTGGTGCTATGGAAACAATTCATGCTGAAGCATATTCTTTATTAAATGAAGAGTTAGGATTAGATGATTTTAGTGAATTTTTAGAAGATGAAGCTACAATGGCTAAAATAGAAGCATTAACTGAAAATGCAGCTAGTTTTGGTAATAAAGTAGATTGGCATGAAAGAGCAAAATCCCTAGCTATCTTTTCTGCTTTTACTGAAGGTGTAAATTTATTTAGTTCTTTTGCTGTTTTATTATCATTTAAATTAAGAAATAAACTAAAAGGAGTAGGACAAATAGTTGAATGGTCAATTAGAGATGAATCTATGCATTCAGATGCTGGGTGTTGGTTATTTAGAACTTTATTAGAAGAAAAACCAGAGTTAAAAACACCAGAATTAGAAGCAGCTATTAATGAAGCTGCTTTACTTTCATTAAAATTAGAAGTAGACTTTATTGAAAAAGTATATGAACAAGGTGATTTAGAAGGATGTAGTAAGGAAGATTTAATATCTTTTATTAAACATAGAGTAAATACTAAAATGGGAGATTTAGGTTATAGACCTATAGTTAATGGTATTGACCCTACAGCTATTGAAAGAATGAAATGGTTTGATCATCTATCAGCAGGAAAACAACATACTGATTTTTTCGCAAATAGAGTAACAAATTATAGTAAGGGAACACAGGACTGGGATGCAGGATCAATATTTTAAACAATAAATAATGGATAATAATTTAATAGCAGATTATACAAGTTGGGAAAAAGGGAGAGATTACCCTGAATGGATGAATGAGGTAGCACTATCTACTATATCTAAAGGATATTTAATTCCAGGAGAAACTCCTAAAAAAGCATATAGAAGGGTAGCAAATGCCGCAGCAGATCGTCTTAAAAGACCAGATTTAGCAGCTAAATTTTTCAAATATATTTGGAATGGTTGGATTGGTTTAGCTTCACCTGTAATTTCAAATACAGGAACAGATAGAGGATTACCAATCTCATGCTTTGGAATTGATACCCCAGATTCAATTAGAGGAATTGGATTAACAAATGCGGAATTAATGAAATTAACTTCATCTGGAGGTGGAGTTGGAATTAGTGTTGATAGAATAAGAGCTAGGGGAACAGAAATTAGAGGAAATGGAAAAAGCGAAGGTGTAGTACCTTGGTGTAAAATATATGACTCAACAATTATTGCTACTAATCAAGGTAATGTAAGAAGAGGAGCAGCATCAGTTAATTGTAATATTAACCACCCAGATATTGAAGAATTTTTACAAATCAGAAGACCTAAAGGTGATCCTAATAGACAATGTTTAAATCTCCACCAATGTGTTGTTGTTGATGATGCGTTTATGCGTAAGTTAAATGATCGTGATGCTGAATCTATGTCTTTATGGTTAGAAATACTTAAATCACGTGTAGAAACAGGTGAACCTTATATTATGTTTGAGGATAATGTTAATAAAAACAATCCTTTAGCTTACATGATGAATAATCTTCATGTTTCTATGACTAACATATGTTCTGAAATTACATTACATACAGATGAAGAGCATTCATTTATTTGTTGTTTAAGCTCTCTAAATTTAGCAAAATATGATGAATGGAAAGATACAGATGTAGTTGAAACTGCAACTTATTTTTTAGATGGAATAATGGAAGAATTTATTGAAAAAACTAATGGTAAAGAAGCAATGAAACGTACTCATAAACATGCCAAAAAGGGTAGAGCATTAGGTTTAGGAATAATGGGTTGGCATACTTTTTTACAAAAGAAAAATTTACCCTTTAATTCAATAGCTTCAACTGCATGGACTCATACTATAATGTCTAAAATAAGAAATGAAGCTGAAGCAGCAAGTAGACAATTAGCAGTTGAATATGGAGAACCTTTGTGGTGTAAAGGAACTGGTATGAGAAATACTCATGTTTTAGCTATAGCACCGACAGTATCAAATTCTAGAATAGCAGGATGTTCTGCTGGTATTGAACCACAACCTGCAAATGTTTATACATTTAATGGAGCTAAAGGAACATTTATTGTTAAAAATCCAGAATTAGAAAAATTACTTATAAAAAAAGGAAAAAATACAAATAAAGTTTGGGATCAAATTTTATCTGATGATGGTTCTGTTATTAATATTCCTTCTGATATATTATCTGAAGAAGATAAAGATGTATTTTTAACATTTGCTGAAATTAATCAATTAGAATTAGTTAGACAAGCAGCAATACGTCAAAAGTATATAGATCAAACACAATCATTAAACCTTTGTTTCCCTCCTACAGATTCCCCTAAATGGATTAATCAAGTTCATATGGAAGCATGGAAATTAGGCATAAAAACACTATATTATTTAAGAACTGATTCAGTAATTAAAGGAGATTTAGGATCTCGCACAGCTGAATGTGTTTCTTGTGACGGGTAGTATACTAACATATATTTATACCAAAATGTTTATATGGAAAAGTTAACACAATTTTGGAACTGGATTTTAGGTAAGACAACCCTAGACGAAAAAGCTGTTGAAATTTATGATGAAGTTAAGGATAGAGCTAAAGAAATGGCTAATGAATTTAAAGATGTAAAAAAAGCTTTAAAAAATGTAGCAGCTCAATCTAAAGATGTTATTGATGCTTCTAAAGGCAAAAAAAGAAGAGGTAGACCTAAAAAGAAATAATGATGAGAAAAATATTACTATTATTTTTTATACTTTTTTCTTTAAATTCTTATTCTCAAAATGAATTAAAGAAAATATTTAAATTTTCTACATTTTATGCAGCTGCAAATGGCGGAACTTCTCTTTCTAATGTTGATATTTACTCAGTTACAGATGGTTTAACAACAACCACAATAGAAACCCCATTTGATTATTCATTAGCATTAGGAGTTAGAAAAATAGCTAGAATGGGCTATGAACCCAAAGAGGCATTTAAAAATGGTCAAGAAAACTCATTTTCGGATGCTGCTACTATTGGTAAAGTTAAAGGATTTGAATTTTTATTTGAAGTTGATTATAAAAGACAAGAAGGAATTGAATATTTAGACCAACACCATTTTTTAAGATATGTTAATGATAGTTGGATTGCTAAAGTAGAATACTTACAAGATGGATTTGCTGATATTGAATATTTTGAAGCATCACAAAGATACAGATACCAAGTAAAAGCATTAGAAAGTCTACCAGGTGAACTAGGAAAAGGAAAATTATCCATTAATATAGGGGCTGTACAACGCTTATCAGAACCTTATGGGTATGATCCATTAGAAGAATGGAAGTTATCAAATGGTAATTTACATTATACTTATTTAGCATTAGAAGAAGGTTATAATGTTAATTTTATTTCACATGATATTATTCAATACCTAAACCCACAAGGAAATATAGTAGCAGAAAATAATGAAGTTTGGGAAGCAGTCGTTATTCCACAGGCATTAGCTGATTACACTGAGAAAAAAAGAGATCAACAAGACAATACTATACAACATTCATTAGTTGTTGGATTTGATTACTACTACTACACAAAATCATTTTGGTTACATTCATGGGGTAATTTGATGCCATGGCATTATAATGATGGTAGTGAATTTTCATATCATAATTTTAATGATGGTGAACAATGGATGGATTATTCTGGAGGATTAATTTTTGGGTACAAATATAATAAAAATTTAGGAGTATTTATAGAAGGTAAGTATAATAAATATTGGAATAGAGAATGGCATGATTTTTCCGTTGGGATGAATTACATAATATTTTAAAAAATGGCAAAAGAATTAAGTGAAGATACTAACGTACAGGTAAGTTTAAAAACATTAGGAGGTATAGCAGCCTTAATAGCTACAATTGTAGGTATGTGGTTTGCATTACAAGCAGATATAGCTGAAGCAAAAGAACTACCAGTTCCTCCACCTCCAGCTATTACTAGAATGGAATTTGATATGAAAGACCAATTAGTAAGACAAACTATTATGGATACTCAAAAAGATGTAGAAGAAATAAAAAAAACACTAGAAAAAATAGAAGATAAATTATACGGTAGATAATTTTATGAAATTTTGGAATAAAAATATTTGTTTAACATCACCTACAACTATAATGATTATAGTTGCTTTATTATTTAGTACAATAGTACTTGCTAATGTTTGGTCAAAAGAAGAAATAAAAGTATTAGAAATTAAAGATAATAATAAAGAAGAAATGTGGGTTCCTACTAAAGAAGATATAGCATATCAAGATAGCATGTATATTATAATTAGAAATACTCAAAATGATATAACAGACATTAAAAAAGATATAGTATATATTTTAGAGAGGTTAGATTATGAAGATGGTTCCTGGGATAGTATAAGATATATAAAAGGTGGAAAAATCGATAAACGTAGAAACCAATAATATGAAAAAAGATTATACATGGATAAAAATGTTTGGAGGATATTTATTAATATTACTCCTTATATTAGTTTCAAACACAGCTAATGGTCAATCACCTTGTGAAGATGAGGGTTTATGTGTAGTACAATTTAATGCTGGGTTTAATGAAATTAATAAGGTAACCTGGGTTGATAAATTAAATGACTGTTCTAAAAAGTTTATTGATATTCAAACTGATACGGAAGCAGCAAGTAAATATAAAATAGTAGTTGTTCCTACAATTGTAATATACAGTGATGGAGAAGAAGTTGGACGATTTCAAGCAAATATTATGATGCAAATGGAAGCAACTAAAAAGGATGTACAAGAGAAGATTGATGAAATTATAATGTCAGATTTTTAAAAATTAAACAATGAAAAAATTACAGTTATTATTATTAACATTTTTAATACCTTTTTTAGGTTATACACAGGGTTCTTGGATCCATATCCAATTGATGACAGATGATTACCCATCTGAAACAAGTTGGAATATTACACCTCCTGGTGGATCACCTATTATTATAGAAAACGATAGCAACATGCTACCAAATACAATGTATGATACTATTGTTCAACTTGGTGGTACAATAATTGCTGGTATATATGATTCTTTTGGTGATGGTTTAGGTTCATCTCAATGGGGTGGAACTGATGGTTGGTTTATGATTAGTAATTCGTGTCAAGATACATTAATGTATGTAGCAGGAAACTTTGGAGATAGTTTAGTACAAACATTAACTGTTGCACCTTGTGCTCCTCCTACATTTGGTTGTTTGGATCCTAATGGATTAAATTATGACTCAACAGCATACTTTCCTGGTCCTTGTACCTATCCAGCTTGTGGTGGACTTTTGTCTGATACTGTACAACAAACTTGTCTACCAACAGGACAAACATTAGTTCAATTCTTTTGGCAAAATGATATATCAAATGGTAACTGTAATCCAGTTAGATTTTGGTATTGGAATGAAAATGGTGTAGGTCCTTTTCAATACGGACTTGGTCCTAATCAACAAGATTTTGCAGTATATGCAGGTAATGGGCAAATGCCTCCTAACTGGTCAGTAGAACATTATGGTATGGTGGAATTTGCAGATAGTACTTTTTCAGATACTATGGCTTACACACCTACTTCTTGTATAGCAGGATGTACAGATCCAACACAACCAACTTATAACCCATGGGCCACATTTGATGATGGTTCATGTGCTGGTACAACTTGTGATACAAACACAACTTATCAAATTACAATGGAAATTACATTTGATAACTGGCCAAGTGAAACTGGTTGGTCTATTACAAGTGGTGGTTATGGTGTATTACAAGAAGAACTTCCAGGAGCATATAATTTTAATGATATAGGTCAAACTTATACTTATAATTTTTGTGTAGACCAAACAGCAGGATTTGAATTAATTATAACAGATACATATGGTGATGGTATGGCAGGAACTACTTCAGGTGGTTCATTAGATGGGATGGTTGTTATATATGATTGTTTAGGAGATACTATATGGTGGATGGATAATCCTGGATTTGGAAATGTATTATATTCAGGACAACAATTTGGTGTACCTTGTTTATCATCTCCTCCAATATATGGTTGTATGGATGATGATTATCAAGAATATAACCCATTAGCTACAATTGACGATGGTTCATGTGTTAATTTACACATTTATGGTTGTACTGATTCTTCTGCTTTTAATTATAATCCTAATGCAACTATTAATGATATAGTACCTGATTGTCAATATCAATTATGGATTGGTGATGCTGGTGGTGATGGTTGGGGTAATTCATATATTGGTGTTTATCAAAATGGAATTAATTTTGGTACATTTACAATGGGTCCTGGTAGTTATCAAGATTCATTTTTATTAGTATTAGACGCAGGTATTCCTGTTAACGTATATTATTTTGAAGTAGGTGGGCCACAACAACCACCAGAAGAAGTACAATTTCAAACTTGGCATAATTCATTTAAACTAACAAATGCAGATGGTGTTGTATTAATGCATGAAGGTGTTAATCCTTTTGCTAATAATGGTCAAGGTGCATTACAATCTTTTAGCTCACCATTTTGGGTAACATATTCTGCAGTGCCATTTTGTGGTGATTATTGTATTCCTACAATATTAGGTTGTATGGATTCATTAGCATTTAATTATGATTCTACAGCTAATGTAGATGATGGTTCATGTATACCTTACATTTTAGGTTGTATGAATGTATTTGCAATAAATTACAACCCATTAGCAAATGTAGATGATGGTTCATGTATACCTTTTATTAATGGTTGTACTGATTCAACAGCAGATAATTATAATTCATTCGCTAATTTTGATGATGGTTCGTGTTATTATATTGGTTGTATGGATACAGTTGCCTGTAATTTTGATATAACAGCAACAGTTAATAATGGATGCCAATATCCAGCACAATATTATGATTGTAATAATGTATGTTTATTAGATACAGATGGAGATGGTATTTGTGATGAATTAGAAATACCTGGTTGTACTAATCCTATTGCTTTAAATTTTGATATCACAGCAACAGATGATAATGGAACATGTATTTTACCAATTTATGGTTGTACTGATCCTTTAGCATTTAACTATGATCCTTTAGCTAATACAGACAATGGGTCTTGTGTACCTGTTGTGTTTGGTTGTACAGATCCAACACAATTTAATTTTAACTCTTCAGCAAATACAGATAATGGGAGTTGTATTCCCTTTGTATATGGTTGTATGGATTCAACAGCATTTAACTATGACCCATTAGCAAATACAAGTAATGGAAGTTGTATTCCTGTTGTTTTAGGTTGTACTGATACATCAGCAATTAACTACAATCCATTAGCAAATACTGAAGATGGATCATGTTTAGGAATTATTTATGGTTGCACAGATCCAAATTATTTTAATTATAATCCACTTGCTAATACTAATGATGGAAGTTGTATACCTTATATTTATGGTTGTACTGATGCAACACAATTTAATTTTGACCCATTAGCAAATACAGATGATGGTTCATGTATTCCTTTTGTATATGGGTGTATAGATCCAACTCAATACAATTATGATCTTTTAGCAAATACAGATAATGGATCTTGTATACCTTATATTTATGGTTGTACTGATAATACCCAATTCAATTATAATCCTTTAGCAAACACTGATAATGGATCCTGTATTCCATTTGTATATGGCTGTACAGATTCAACTGCTTTAAATTACAATCCTCTAGCAAATACAAATGATAATTCTTGTATAGCAATAATTTTAGGATGCACAGATTCTACTGCAATTAATTATAATTCATTAGCAAATACTGATGATGGTTCATGTATAGCTACGGTATTAGGTTGTACTGATTCAACAGCATTTAATTTTAACCCACTTGCTAATGTAAATGATGGTTCATGTCTACCATACGTTTATGGTTGTACTGATCCTACACAATTTAATTATGATCCTTTAGCAAATAGTGATGATGGTAGTTGTATTCCTTACATTTATGGTTGTATGGATGCAACAGCATTTAACTATAATCCTTTAGCAAATACTGATAATGGATCTTGTACACCAGTAATATTTGGATGTACTGATTCTACAGCTCTAAATTATGACATATTAGCAAACACAGATAATGGAACTTGTATTTTACCTATAACAGGTTGTACTGATGTTTCAGCATTCAATTATGATCCTTTAGCAAATACTTCAGATTCAACAGCATGTTTATATGATGCTGGTTGTTATGGAGGACCTGGAATACCTTATTGGTTAAATGATGAATGTTATGCCTGGGTAATAGATGTAGATGATTATTGTTGTACAAATGATTGGGATCCTACATGCCAATCAATGTATGATTATTGTCAATTAGGTTGGCCAACTAATATTCCTGATGTTTCTGCTTTAGGTATAGTTGTTTATCCCAACCCAACAAGAGGATTAATTCATATAGAAACTAGATTAAAAATAGAAGTTGAACTTTATGATATGACTGGTAAATTATTAATTAAATCTAATAATGCTTCTAATAGAATTGATATAAATAATTTCCCTTCAGGTATTTATAATATGACAATAATACATGAAGATAAAAGATATAGTAAAAGAATAATTAAAAATTAAAAAATTATGTGGTCAATATTCAAAAATGATAATGAGTGGAATGAAAAAACTGTAGTAGGTTTTATAGCTTTTTTAGTAATGGTATTATTTGCTTTATTAGATTTATTAACTGGATACACAGGCAAAGATTTAGTAATCAATGAAACAATATATGATTCATTTACATGGGTTGTAATAGGTTGTTTTGGAATAGCAGGGGCTGAAAAATTTGCAAAAAAATAAAAATATGGAAGAATTAAAAAACTTTAGAGTATTTCTTAATGAAGCTAATCCAGATGGAACTGTTTCCCAAGGTGAAGAAAAACAAGCACAAGCTGTAATTGATCAATTTACTAGACAATTAATGATTGAAATGAATAAAGCTGTAAAAGCTTTAGAACAAGTAGGAGGATCATTTAGATCACCAGGGTATAAATTAGATTTATATAAAGCTGTAGATCAAATAGTTAATCAATTTAAACCTTCGTATTTAGCTGAAGGTCATAGTTTAAGTAATGATGACATTAATTATTTAGAAGCCTTTATTAATATGTCAGCAAATGAAGATAATTTAATATTAAGGCGTATTATTAAAAATATTATTAAAACTAATACAAAAAAATAATGAAAAAATTATTACTTTTATTTTTATTTTTATTTATAGGATGTAGTAGTAATGAAAAATTAGATAAACCATTAGCAGGATCAATACAAGCAGATGGAACAATTAAAGATTTAACAACAAAAGACACAATTAAATAATAAACTATGAATTGTTATACAAGAGAACAAATAGAAAATGCTATGGCTAAAAAAGGTTATAGATATTTTAAGTCAGGAGATCTTAATCTTAACATTGTAGGAGTTAGAAATTCAGAAACAAAAAATAGAGTTACAAATGCATTTGATGATTGTATTACTTTATCTTATAAATTAGATAGTGAATGGAAATTTCACTGCTTTAAATGTACTACAGACCCAGGAACTCATTGGGTAGAAAATTTACTTAATCCTAATGGTGTAGCAATTTTAAAACCAGGGCAATATAGAAGTTCTCATAAAATTGGTTTACACCAAGGAAAATATGAAGCATTAAGACAACAAAAACCTTTAGAAGTTTATCGTGATGATAATCAAGATGGAATTTATGATTGTTTAGAAGAAGATATTGATAAAGGTATTTTTGGAATTAATATTCATAGAGCAACTGCTAAAACAGGAGGTAAATCAACAAGAGTAGATAAATGGTCAGCAGGTTGTCAAGTAATATCATCAAATGATGATTTTGCTGTATTTATGAAAATATGTAACCAATCAAAAGATCTTTGGGGTAATTCATTTACTTATACTCTTATTGAGTCAAAAGATATTATTTAATTAAAATTTAAGTTATGTGGAAAAACATCCAAGTGAGATTATTTCCTCTGTTAATTGCCTTTTCAGCATTATCAGTTTCATTATCAGCAGCATTTTATTCAATTAGTGGTTTAAGTAAATTATTTGCAGGAGCAGCATTTGCAGTTATAGTAATGGCGGCATCATTAGAAATAGCTAAATTAGTTATAGCATCTCTTTTATATCAATACAGAAAAACATTACCTAAATTATTAAAATATTATTTATCTATAGCCTGTGTAGTATTAATATTAATTACATCTATGGGTATTTATGGGTTTTTATCTGCAGCCTATCAAGAAACTGCTGCCAAATCCGGAAATATAGATGCCCAAATTACTTTAATAGAAACTAAAAGAGATAATATAAAAGAACAACTAATTGTATATAATGAAGAAAAATCAAGTATAAATAAATCCATAACAAGTTTACGTAATGGTTTAAGCAACAATGTAATACAGTATACAGACACAAGTGGTAATATAGTTACAACAACCTCATCATCAACCCGTAGAGCTTTAGAAAAACAATTAGATCAAGCAATAGATAGACAAACAATAATAAATTCTAAAGTTGATGATTTAAATGATAAAATATTTCAATATGAAACTGAAATAGTTGAAGTAAAAACTAGTGATGCTGTTTCTAGTGAATTAGGTCCTTTAAAATATCTATCAGGATTAACTGGAACCCCTATGGATAAAATTATTAATTGGTTACTTTTAACTATTATTTTTGTATTTGATCCCTTAGCAATTGCTTTAGTAGTAGCAGCTAACTTTGCTTTTGACCAGATTAAATCCCCCTCTTTTATCCCACAACCAATAAGAATAAGACAACCAAAAAAAGTAAAAATGTCTGTTCCTGATGGAATGGAGTTTAATAAAGAATATCCAATACCATCTGAATATTTAAAACAACGAGTAAAAGAAAATCAAGAAAAACTAAAAAAAGAAGGGGAATTTGGTGAACGAATGGATATTATAGGTCAAAATGGTAATGATGGATTACATTATGATGAGTTTGATTTAAATAAAGATGGAATAATTGATGAAGAAGAATTAAAATATAAAAATACTGTAGAAAATTTAAAAAAGGAAAAAGAAGATGGGGGGTGGGATTCTAATTGGTATTTTGAAAAATTATCTAAAATAAAAAAACCTAATAAAAATAATTAATAAAAAATTAGGCTTTCCAAGATACTTTTCGTATATTTATCCTATAAATAAATAAAACATATGAGAGGTAGACCATCAGAAAATGTAGTTCGTAAAACTAAGTATACTTTAGAATTTTTAGAATATCCAACAAAACCTGAATTAGGTAGTAAATCTATTTGGCATTTTGATGATAAAAAATCTAAAAATGGCGCTTATAAAGTAGAACAATTTCCACCTAAAGGAGAACGAACAGAAAAAATTAAAATAGAAAAAGGTAAGGCATACGGAAAAATGCCGGTTGTTATGGCTTTTAAAACATCAAATCGTTCTAATGCTAAAACTAAAATAAAAGTATGGAAAAATGAAAATATTGATTATATTTTAACAGCTAAAAAACTGCCAGGTGTCCCTGAAAAAGCAGAAATACTAGATATAGGCGTAGGTTTATCATTTATTAAGGAATATAGCAAAAAATATAATCTAGCTTAATTTTTATATATTTATAACAAAATACAAAAACATGGATAATTTTGACCTTAAAAAGTTTGTTAGCGAAAAAACGTTATTAAACGAAAATGCCCCAGGATATGATACTAGAAAAACTGGAGAGCCATTACCAACACTAGAAAGTGTACAAGCTGCTTATGAAGCTAAAAAAGCTGAAGATAAAGTAGATGAAAAAGATGTTGAGAAAAAAGTAGAAAAAGTACTTTCAGATGAAGGTGGAGCAGCAGGAAAAGATCCATTTGAAGACTTAGCAGATGAATTAGGTATATCAAAATTAAAAATGATGAAAATCATTGATGCAATGTCTAAAGTTAAAAAACATAAAGATGGAGATTATATATTAACTCCAATCACTGAAGGTGTTATTAACGAAGGTAAAAAATCTGATTTAGATAAAAAATTAGCTGAAATAGATAAAGCAGGAGCTATTACTACTTTAGAAGCTAAAATTAATGCTATTGATGAAGCTATTGAAGCTAAAAATAGTAGAATTAATATGGTTCAAGAAGATGAAAATCTATCAGAATTAATAGATAAGAAAAGAGTTAAAGAAATGCAAAAAGAAATTAAACTCTTAGAAAGGTCTAAAAAATTATATGAAAAACAATTAGACAAAGTAAATGGTAAGAAAAAAGCTAAAAAAGAAATTGTTGATGAATATAATGTAGAACCACATGATGCGCCAGATAATTCAATGAATTCTACAATGGATGAAGAAGAATATAAATATTAAAATAATATGGCAACAAGAGCACTTATAGGGTATTTAGATGATGATGGAGTATTAACTACTACTTATAATCACTATGATGGTTACCCTGATCATTTAGGAAAAATATTAGATACATACTATAGTAGAAATAAAAGAGCTAGAGATGTAGCAAATAAAGGATATATTTCATATTTTGAAGATGATGGTGATATAGTATCTAACGTTTTTCCAAATAACAAAAGGAATCCTGATAAAATAGAACTTGGTAGAGATCTAGGAACTGGAGATCAATTAGATTGGGAAGATGCGTTACTTGAAATGGCTAAACACATTGATGGTTATGGTGCCGATTATGCTTATATTTGGTATGAAGATGATGGTGATTGGTCTGAAATAAAAAATACAGGAATTAGAAGTATGGTAGATCAATTAGCTAATCAATTAGCGTCTGCAGCTACAATGTATGGTCCTGTTGATGAAAATAAAGAATTAAAAGAAGAAAATATGAATATGATATTAGACAAAGTTAAAGAAATAAAATCATTATTTCCAGGAATGGATGATAAAATCTTAGTTGATTTTGTTAAAACTCATATAGAAGATATTAGAGGTGCTTCTGATGAAGATATTAAAGATGAATTTGAAGAATTCTTCTCAGTTAACTATGAAACTGGAGCTGATTATATGGAAGAAGAAAATATTGGTGTAGATTTAAGTGATGCAGCAGCAGGTGATAGTGCTATAGAAAAAGAATCAGCATCAGGTGCATTTGAAGAAGCAGTAAACTGGAGAGGTGAAACTCTAAAGGAACAATTTAAAAGATTAATAAAATAAAGTTATGAACTACGCATTGTTCACAATTGCGTAAGTTTTTTAATTTAGTGTGGTTGTACAAATTCTATTTTGTACATTATGAACATACATTTGAGGAAAATGTTATGGATGCCGCACAAAAGTGGCATTCGCTACGTTTTTCCAAGAAAGTATAAAAATTTATGTGAGATAGTCTCACATATTAACATATATAGGACGGTCCTATATATTATTTATTAATTAAAATCAATAAAATGAAAAAAATGATTTTGAGTTTAACTTTAGGACTAGGTTTAGTCTTTGGAGTGAACGCACAGGAGAAAGGTGACTTTTACGTAGGTACAGGTGACATTTCTGGACAAGCATGGACTGAGTGGTCCGTAAACCCAACAGTTGGATATGGTGTAACTGATAACCTTATGGTAGGTTTGAATATTTCACAAGCTGATTCAACTGCTGATCAAGTTATTGACGTACATGCAAGATATTTCTTTAATGGATATTTTGCTTATGCATCAGCACCTAATTTAGACACTGATATGTTAAGTTTAGGTCTTGGTAAAATGTTTACGATCCACAAAGGAATTTTTGTAGATCCTAAAGTTGTTTACAACACAGGTGAGAAAACGACTAACTTAATGTTAGGCGTAGGTCTTAAATTTTAAACTAATTATTAATTAAAAAACTGAAAAAATGGAAAAGGTATTTTCGTATTTAAATGGATTTTTAGGTGGATTAGGAGCTTTATTTTTAGCTCTAGTTCCAGTAACTATCTTATGGTACATCTTAACAGGTGGATCAGTTTTCGGAATGGATGTAGTAGCTAATATTACTGCTCTTGTAAGTGCACTAGGTAATGGTGGATTTGTAGGATTAGTAGTTCTAGTAATTCTTGCATCTTTTTTCGTAGGAAATAAGAAATAAGTTTAAAATAACATATTTTTTAGGGAAAGGTGCTTAACAGCACCTTTCTTTTTTTGCCAAAATATTTGGATACCCGAGATATCTTTCGTATATTTATGTGTAAATAAGGTTAAAAACAAATAAAGGTTATAAAAATGATAGATTTAATATTAGAAGAACAAAAAAGATTAAAAGCTTCTGGATGGAAACCTAAATTTAGAGGTGATACTGGTGTAAACATAGCTCAATTAATGGTAGATAATGATGTTGAATTACGTAATGAATGGGATCGAGGATTTGTAGATACATTTCAACAATTAAAAGAAGATAATTGGTGTCATTACTCAGGGATGCCTTCACCGAACTCATATAAATAATTAAAAATAAAAGTTATGGAAGAATTAAATAAATTTATAGAAGAAATGAGGAGTACTAGTAGTGCTACCGATAAAATTGCGATTATAACGCGCAGTAGTACGTTTATACACAAGATACTTGAAGCTACATATAACCCATACAAACAGTATCACGTTACAAGTAAAACATGCATTAAAAATTCACATTTATGTGAAACTTATCTTGGATATCCAAGTGTTTTATTTGAAGTATTAGATAAATTAACAAATAGAGAAGTTACGGGTCATAATGCTATTAAATTAGTTAATGGGTTTAATGATAAGTTAATTTATAAAATTATTGATAAAGATTTAGATATTAGAGTTGGAGCTTCTACAATTAATAAAGCAATACCAGGTTTAATTCCTACATTTAAGGTAGCATTAGCCCAAGAATATAAAGGTAAATGTGATTGGAATGATAGGTGGTGGGTTTCAAGAAAATTAGATGGTGTTCGTTGTTTAGCTATTACAGATGAAAATGGTAAATGTAAGCTTTATAGTAGAATGGGTAAAGAATTTACTACATTAGATAAAGTTAAAGAAGCAATTGAAGCAACTGGTATTATTAATAGTGTATTTGATGGTGAGATTTGTTTAGTTGATGATGAGGGTAATGAAGATTTTCAAGGTGTTATGAAACAATTAAGACGTAAAGACCATCAGATTGAAAATCCAGCATTTATGATATTCGATATGTTGACTAAATCTGAATTTGAAGCTGAAAAAAGTGAGAGGAAATTATATCCAAGATTAATTATTTTAAAACAATGGTTAAGAGGTAGATTTATTGATAAAAGTATTTTACGTTTTACAGAACAAACTCTAATAACAGATCAAGATCACTTTGAATATTGGAATACTGTTGAAAATAAAGATAATTGGGAGGGTTTAATGTTACGTAAGGATGTTGGATATGAAGGTAAGCGTACTAAAAATTTAGTTAAAGTTAAGTCATTCCATGATGCTGAATATGAAGTATTAGGTTGGGACATTGATACACATGAAGTAGTTAGAAATGGTAAGTCAGAATCAATGACAATGTTATCACAAGTATGGATTGAACATAAGGGTTATATAGTAAAAGTTGGTAGTGGGTTTACCCAAGAACAAAGGTTGGAGTATATGGATGGATCTATTCTTGGAAAAATAATCACAGTTCAATATTTTGAGGAAACTAAAAACGATAAAGGTGGGATTTCATTAAGATTCCCAACTGTAAAAGTAATTCATGGTGAAAAAAGAGAAGTGTAATGAGAGTACCTAAAAAACCAAGTGGTAGAAGAGCATTACCCTTTTATTGGTGGAGACGATTTAGAACACATAGAAATCTTCCATATAAAGCACCACTAATTGATAAAATTAAAAATGGTGATTTTGATTATTCACCCTTTTTTGAACAAGCTAAATGGGAACTACATTGGATGAAAGAAGAACAGGAAAGTTTTATTAATAATTACCAAGGTGAAGATTATGAACTTGATAATCTATATACAGAAATTGAAATTAGGGCAAGAAAACGCTATAATAAATTATTTGAAGATGGAATGAAAGATGAATTTGATAGAATGGATAGATTAGTAAATGATTTTAAAAAACATTTTAAAATTTCAAAAGATATTATTAAAGAAACAATAGAGGAGTTTGATGGTACTATTGAAGAACTTTTTCTTTTTATGCGAAAAAATTTGGTTTCCTGAGATATCTTTCGTATATTTACCCTGTAAATGAGTTACAAACAATTAAATAAAGGTTATATGAATATTAAAGAAAAATTGCAAGAAGGTAATGTTGATTTTTATATTAAAGGTATTGTTACCTATCGTAAAGGTGATGATGGTGAGTATGGAGACCATCCAAAAGTATTTGAGGTAAATGATATTGCAGATGCCATCAATTCTGAATATAGAGGAATGAATGTTACTAAATGGGGTCCTACCTGTGTTACATTATATACTTATGATATGTTAGGTAAAAGAGCAGTAGGTAAAATTAAATATAAAGATATAATATTAAAATAAAAGTTATGAGATTACAATTAGAAATTTTAGCAAAATGGTTAAAAAACCATAAAGAAGTATGGGATGAAAGAGATGGCGCCCTAGAATCAGCAATTAAACGTAGTAAAGAAGATACTATGTTTCAAATAGGTGATTTATTGGATGAAATCCTACAAATGGACCCTGATCAAATTGATAACGAAAGACGAGACAAATGAATTTAGGATACGCGTGTATAAACACAGCACTTAGCAAAAATAAAATTACTACGAATCGAACTATGCGTCGAAAAACATATGATGCTAATGGAGAAGATTATGTCTCTGATCTTGCATTACTCAATGTTAAGGATCTTAAAACATATATTCAATGGAATAATGAAATGGGTATTAAGTTATTTAGATTATCATCCCAAATATTCCCTTGGTCAGATGAATATAATGTCAAAGATCTAAAGGATTATGATGAAATTGCATCCATAATGCTTGAAATTGGTAAAATTGCAACAGATGCAGGTCAACGACTTACAATGCACCCTGGCCCTTATAATTGTTTAGCTTCACCTAATCAAAAAGTTGTAGAAAAAACAGTTAGAGAATTAAATTTTCATAGCGAACAATTTAATATGATGGGATTTGATCCTTCACCCTATAACAAAATTAATATTCATGTAGGAGGAGCTTATGGTGATAAAGAAAAAACATTAAAACGTTTTTGTAAAAATTTTGAATTATTAAATGAAGATACTAAAAAACGTTTAGTTGTTGAAAATGATGATAGTCCAAATGAATATTCGGTAGCTGATTTATTTGATTTTGTTTATCAAGCTATTGGGATTCCAATTACATTTGATTATTTTCATCATAAATTTAATACTGGGGGTTTAACTGAAAAAGAGGCATTAGAAACTGCTTCCGTTACATGGCCTAAAGGAATCGCACAATGTTGTCATTATTCAGAAAGTCGCAGAAAAGAAAAATTAGATGAGTCAATTCGTCCTCAAGCTCATTCTGATTTAATTTATGAAAAAATCAATACTTATGGTTTAAAACCAGATATTGTAATTGAGGCAAAATTAAAAGAACAAGCAATTTTTAAAAGAGTAATATAATGGCAAAATTAACAAGAAATGTAAATTACTGTAATTACAGATGGGAAGAATATGTGTTAACAAAAGAAGAATTAGCACTATGGAAAACGGGTGATGAAGATGTCCGAGATGAAATTATAGATAATGCAGATTGGGATCTAGTAAGAGATAAACCAATTGATGATTATGGAGATGTAGAATTTGTAGAAGAAGACTAATATGATAGAATTTATTAAACACGCACTTGGACTTTGTGGTGAGCATTGGCACCCAAATATTTGGACTATTCTTTTAGGTGGACTTGGTTTGCAACAATCTTTTTCGTATATTAAATTTAAAATAAAGGAATATGCCAAAGACTAGTCACGAATTACCTATAAGTATGCTTTCTAGGAGTTATGATATTAATGATTATGAATATTGTTTACCTCATTTATTAGATCAAAATGAAATTTACAAAAATCATTTTTATAAAGCTAAAAAGGATGGTAGATATATTATAATGGATAATTCACTTCATGAATTAGGTGTAGCATATGATTCAGACAGATTAATGTATTGGATTAATGAATTAAAACCTAATGAATTTGTAGTACCAGATGTTTGGCAAGATCAAACAGCAACATTAGTTAATGCTAAAAGGTGGATGTCCATAAAATTACCAAAAGGTGTAACTAAAGTAGCAGTTGTTCAAGCACAAAATTACCATGAAGCATTTCAATGTTATAACATACTAAAAGTACAAGGTTATAAAAAAATAGCATTTAGTTATGGGGCAGATTGGTATGCTGAAGAATTTCCACACCCAAACCCTTTAGTAGGTAAAATGATGGGTCGTATAATGACTATTTCAAAAATGTATAAATCAGGTTTAATAGAAAAAACTGATAGAGTTCATTTATTAGGGTGTGCTTTACCTCAGGAATTTGCTTATTATAATGATTTTCCTTTTATTGAATCTATAGATACTTCAAATCCTATTATTCATGGGTTAGAGGGAGTAAAATATAGTTCTAATGGGTTGTATACTAAATCATCTACAAAAATAGATACTGTTGGTTTAACACCTATGACTCAAGAAATATTATATAATATTAATCACAATTTAACACAATTTAAAAAATTTAAAGAATGTCAATAAATAAAAAACAAGCAGTATTATCCCTATCAGGTGGGATGGATTCAAGTACAGTATTATTATATTTACTAGGAAAAAAATATCAAGTAACAGCAGTTGGTTTTGATTATGGTCAAAAGCATGATGTTGAATTAGAAAGAGCACAACAATTAATAGATTATTTGGGTAAAAATGGTTATAAAGTCAAATATCAAGTAGTTAAATTAGAGGGTTTAGTAGATTTATTAAATTCTAATTTAGTTAAGGGAGGAGAAGATGTTCCTGAAGGACATTATGAAGAAGATAATATGAAAGATACAGTTGTACCTAATAGAAATAAAATGTTTTCATCAATTATTCAAGCAGTAGCACTATCTATTGCTAATGAAAATAATTGTGAAGTAGATATTGCAATGGGTATCCATGCTGGTGATCATGCTATTTATCCTGATTGTAGACAAGAATTTAGGGATGCTGATTATGAAGCTTTTAAACAAGGTAATTGGGAAGCAGAAAAAGTAAAATATATTACACCTTATCTATATGGTGATAAGTTTGGAATATTAGAAGATGGTTTATTTTGGTGTGAAAGATTAGGAATAGACTTTGATGAAGTTTATAAAAGAACTAATACATCCTACAAACCTATTAAACATTATTACAGACCCGAAACTAATTCTTGGAAGTGGTATTCAGATTATAAATCAGCTTCTTCTGTAGAAAGAATTGAAGCATTTATTAAATTAGGAAGACCTGATCCTACTGAATATGCTGATGAAACTGGTCCAGTAGAATATAAAGTTGCTAAAAATCATGTAGAAAAATTACTAGCTGAACACTTAGCTTAATATAAATGTCCTTTGGTGTAACTGGCAACACGTCTGTTTTTGGTGCAGAAGAGTGGAGGTTCGATCCCTCCAGGGACAACTAAAAATTAAAATATGTTTGAAATAAAAAATGAAGTAACAATTAATGGAATTAATAATGTAGTAGATGCATTAAACAGTATTGATGCAAATTTAAATAATTTAGTAATACTATTTTTTATATTTATAATATGGAATATAGCATCTACATTATTTTCAGAATTAAATAAATAAAAATATGGCAAATAAAGAAAGATGGGATTATCCTGATACCAAAATAGACAAAATCCCAGATCCAAAACTTCACCAACAAATTAGTTTTGTAAAGTCAGGTGTTAGAATAATAGGTTATGCTGCTATTCTCTTTAGTTTGGGTTGGGCAGTTACTTTTCTTATCTTAAGTGAAGTAATAGGTATAATAGAAGAATTAGTATAAATTAAATTAAATAAAATTATGAATAAAGGAATGTTATTTTTTAATGCCCCATGGTGTGAACCTTGTAGTGTATTAAAACCTGTAATGGATCAAATTGCTCGTGAAGGTATAAATGTAAAAAGTATAAACACAGAATATGATGCTGCGATGACAGAACAATATCAAGTTAAAAGTATACCACTTTTAGTATTAACTGATTTAAATGGTAATGAAATTAAAAGAACTACAGCTGGTGGTTGGACTAAAGAACAAGTATTAAATTGGTTCAATAATTAAATATGTTTGTAAGTACAAAAGTTTTTGATGGTTTTTCTACTGTATTTCGTCAATGGAAAGCTAAAGACACACATTGTAGATTTTTACATGGATATGGGATTTCTTTTAAAGTATGGTTTGAAGGTGAATTAGATCATAGAAATTGGGTTTGGGATTTTGGTGGAATGAAAAGAGCTAAAACTAAAATTGATGGTAAATCTCCTAAAGAATGGATGGATTATATGTTTGACCATACTGTAATTATTGCTGAAGATGATCCTTTATTACCTGAACTTAAAATGTTTGATAATC